GTGTTGGTGGCTTCGTTCGGAAAATACCAATCCAGTCAGTCTCTGCATCATCTAAAAATTCAGCAGGTAGGTTATCTTCTAACCACTGAACTGCTGCTACGTGATTTGAATTTTTTTCGTCGTAAAATTTGAAAAAGTTGTGTAGGTCAAGTGTCATCTTTCTCTCCTATGAACTCTAATGAAAATACATCATGCTCAGGGATATCTGGATTCAACCATTCACTAAATTCTGATTGAATCGCATGGGCATCTTCAATTTTCTTTTCTTCACATAGGAAATGCATACGGTCAATTGCCCAATCATGTGATTGTTTTAGGGTGGTTTCAAGAGTAACCATAGTATTTAGAAAATCGGCATCTTTGTTTATTCTACCATTCATCTTCTCCAAATACAACTCTAAATAATTAAATAAAAAATTCTTATGGATTGGCAATATAATGGAGAAATCTTTACCGATGTTCCCAAAGGAATGGAAGGGTTTGTTTACATAATTACGAATCTTACGAATAATAAAAAATATATTGGTAAGAAACATTTTTGGACAAGACAAAAGAATAAAAAAACAGGAAGAAGAAAGACAGAAGAATCTGATTGGAAAAATTACTTTGGTTCTTGTGATGAATTAAATGAAGATGTAAAGAAATTAGGTAGGGAACATTTTCTTCGTGAGATTCTCTATCTATGCCCTCATAAAAAATCTATGAGTTATTATGAAACTTATGAACAATTTAATCGTAATGTATTGATGAGTGAAGAATATTATAATACAAATATTGGTGGAACTTTTTATATGACTGAATCTGAAAGAATTTATGGTGTGGTTCTTAAGAGTTCTAAGTATTAATAAGTCTTATTTATCTTCAACGAGAACAAAGCGATTCTAATTAAATTTTTAAATCTTGTCAAGATGCCGTTGATAAATATTCAATAAAGTCTTATAATAATGGCAGTCTACGTCAATAATATTTCAATCAATATTGGAGCAGATTTTTCAAAAGACTTTTATTTAGACCAACCAAATGGATTACCATTAAATTTGGTCGGATATGCAGCGTCCTCTTATATTCGCAAACATCCAGAAAGTGTTAACCCAACTGCAAAATTTAATGTCAGTTTTATCGATAATACAAATGGAAGAATTCGTCTATCTTTAGGATCATCCATAACCTCCTCTATTAAACCAGGTCGTTATGTTTATGATGTTTTACTTACTAGTCCATCATTTAAAAAATCTATTGTAGTAGAAGGTAATATTCTTGCAAGAGAAGATGCTACAAATTCAGTTGGAGTTGATGCGTCTGTAACAGCTGCAACTGCAGATTATTTTGTTGTAACTTATACTTTTACTGATGGATCCGATTTAGACACAAGAACTTCAGTAACTAGTCCAGTAGGAATAACAGGCACTATTGGTTGGGGTAGAGATTCTACAATTGGAGTTCCTGCATTTGCAACTTGGGGAGGAGACAATACAGGAATTGGAGTAGAATCTTTCTTATTTAATAAAGCAGTATTTAAAGAATCTTATCCTGGAATCAGCACAATCACATTTGATTTAAGAGCATTTTGGTATGGATATGTTGGAGTAAATCCAGTTGTCATAAATGTAACTTCATATGCTGGAGGATCTATGGTCAAAACTGGATTTACTTGGAATAACCCTACAGCAAAACAAACTTTTGTTGGGTTTACTTCAACATCAAAAGTCATAACTTCGGCAGGTCAATCTCCTTCCAGTAATGGACAAAGAATTGCTCTTATGACATTAGACTTTAATGAAGGAGTAGTGGGGTATTCTACATAAAATAAATACAGGATAGATACTTAAAAAACGATGTCGGTTATATACGTAACAAATTTAGTCATTTATACTGGAACAGACTTTGAACAATCATTTACATTAGAAAACGATCAATCAAATAGTGCACTAAACTTAACAGGATATAATGCATCTGCTCAATTGAGGAGGTATGAAACCTCATTATCTGCAACAAATTTTACAATTTCTTTTCCAAATGACAGAACTACAGGAATAGTAACTCTATCTATTGGGTCTAGTATAAGTTCTACTATTAAACCTGGAAAATATCTTTATGATTTAGTAATTACAAGTCCTTCAAATATTAAAACAAAAGTGATTGAGGGAATTGCTTTGGTTAAAAAATCGATTACTTATTAAGAAAACTATCTAAATTTTTTTCTTACCTATTAAGAATAATCAGATCATTGACTGTACAATACTTAAGTTTACCTCTTTTACATAATACTCAACAATATCATCCCAAGTATATTCTGAAAGATCATAACCTTCGTCTACAAGACCATTAACCCACTTAGAAACCTCTTCAGCAAGCAGATAGTTCTCATACTCTTCCATAACAGTACGAACTGCAGAGGCATCCATCTCTAACATGATGTAATGTGCTTCCTCAATAGTGTCAGCGTGGCCACCACTCATTAGATACTCAAGCAGAACTTCATATGGTTCATATGATTCCTTCATTGAGTTTGCTCCTTTTTGGAGAGCATCTTCTGCTCTTTTTTTATCTTCTGCTCTCTTTCTATCTATTTCTTGTTGTGCTTTTATACTATCCTCAACAGAAGATTTATTAATCTCAGCACTGGAAGGTCCCTGTGTTAGTTGTCCATATTTTTGAGAATGAACATTTTTTCCAAAATCTGCCGCTTTTTGAGGGTCAGTTTTTCTCAATTCATCATATCTTTTATTAACTTCAGCATCCGTTACTTGCTTATTATTAAATGTAAAGGTTGCTGGTTTTGCGGGTGCAGGTTTTGCAGGAGCAGGAGAGGGTGCAGGTTTTGCAGAGGTATTAGAAGGTTTTTTATTTCTAATATTAATCATTCCTTGCTTCTGAACATCAGCAGCAGTCATATTTGGATTTTTTTTCATTTTTGCTGCACCACCGCCAGCTTTAAATGCTGCCTGACCACCTAATGCTGCTGAAGCATTATACTTATCTGATGGTGATGGTTTTGCTGCTTCTGGTGCCTTTTCTCCTGCACCTGCCAATTTAGCACCAGCATATCCAGTAAGGACACCTGTTCCTGCCAATAAAGCACCTTTAGCAATTCCTGGAAGTGCTGCTTTTGCACCTTTGGCAATATCTTTTACTTTTTGAACTCCTTTTGCCAATGCAGGTCTTACTACAGCATTTGCTTTTATGCCTTGCTGTGCGACTCTAGATGTTGCTGTGCCTGCACCTTTTAATCCAGCACCAAGTCTTGCTAATGGTGCAAGACCTTTTGCACCTTTAGCAAATTTTGCAGCTTTAAGTCCTGCTCCTGCAATTCTAAGAGCAGCTCCAATAAATTCATTCAATTGTTGAAATTGCTCTTCAATATACTCTTCAGAAACTGCGCTTTCTGTAAGAATGTTCTCATCAAAACTTAGATACTTTTCAACAATATCTTGTTCTGAAGAATCTGCAAGGAATCCAATAATACCTTCAGCACTATATCCTTCATAAACCATCGATACAGAAATAGTGGAGAGAATATCCTCTACTAATTCTGCTGCTTCCGCATCATAGTGCTCAGATTCTTCATTCAAAAAATCCTGTTGCTGGATATTGATTTCTTCATACAAATATCCAACACTGGCAATGAAATCTTGCGAAATTCTAGACATGGTTATGATTTTAATATCTTATATAAAGATATTTATAAAAATCAACCGCCGGGTTTCATTTTAACATTAAGTGCTTTTTGACGAGCAACATCAGATTGTCTAGCAGCAGCAAGTTTCTTGGCAGCAGCGGCGGCATCAGATTGCTTGTATGCACCAGCAAATAGGGATCTTCCGATTCTTTCTAGTGGGTTTGAAGAAGTTTGAGCAAGATTTTTAGTGTCTGCTCTCTTATAAACTGCTTTACCACCCTTATATGCAAGATATCCTACATCTTGCTTTCCTGTTTTTGGATCAGTTACAACAGAAGTTTTACCAAGTTTAACTGTTCTTTGTTGTGAACCAGAACCAGTAGTCATGGTTCCTTTCTTGGTGTCAAA